ATGCACAGCGTACTCGAAGCAGATGCCGCAATCACCGTCGCCCTGCCTCCTGGCTCGGGCCAGCATGAACAGCTTCAGATTCTGATAGTCGCCGACTTCCATGGCGACTTCGCGCGCCGGCCAGCGCTGGGCCGCCAATCGCTCATCGCGTCACCGTAGGACGGCGCATATGGGATCGAGTATGGGTAGACCATGACAATCTAAAATTCATTAATGATTTCAATGATGCTGGCGGAAGGGGTGGGATTCGAACCCACGGTACCCTTGCGGGCACGCCGGTTTTCAAGACCGGTGCCTTAAACCACTCGGCCACCCTTCCCTGTCAACGGGATCAGGCACTTAGCGCACGTGCGCGCCGAACGCAACGCGAACTTGGACCCAATCCGGACCCAAGCACCCCAAATAATTGTCCCCATCGGCGCAACATTGCTTTCTGGGTCGGCACCGCCGCGGGCATAGCGCGATCTGGATGTGGATCTCGATGGCGATCGAGCTCTTCTGACAAGGGGGGCGTCAGCGCACTTGCGCGTGCGGCGACTTTTGTCACCCCTCCGGGGCTTTGCGTCGCCGCGCGTCGAGGACGTCCTGGAGCTGGTCTATCGCTGACAGGCCCGCCTCCTCCTCCTCGACCAGGTGCCGCCGGATGTGATCTGGGATCTGATCCCCCTTCCCTTCGGCAATCGTCATCAGGGCGTCGATGAACTCACCCAAGCGATCGATACCCTCGGGATCCATGCCGAGGTTGGTCAGTCGCTCAAGGATTGGCCTGTCGCTGGAAAGTCCGCGGTCTCTTTCCATCGCTTGGAGCGTCGCCTCGAGCTCGTCAAAGCCGGACAAAATGTCGTCCACCTCAGCGCTGAAGCGCTCAACCTCGCTTGCGTTCAGCTCGGCCTCAATGCTCTCTCGCGTTGGTTTGATCGGCATTCCGTTCCCCTCGCGCTCTTGGGAGCTGAGGCACAGATTGTGGCGGGACCAAGATTCAATCTCCCCCCAAATTAAGGGGGGCGCTCAGGCGCGATCGAATCCTCCAGCCCCGCCTCGATCTTGGCGGAGAGCTCGCGGGGCTTGGCCGCGAGCGCGGTGCGCTCCTTATAGAGCACGTCGATCATGCTGGCGTTGGCCGGCGTGGCCTAGCGCGATGGCTGGGATAGTCCTGCCGGCTACTCGCGAGACATTCTCGCAACCTGAGTGCTGGCCTCATCCAGGAGGCGCGCCAGCGTCTTGAGCGCGGAGGTCGGCACTTCGACGCTGGCCGTCGCAACATCGCTCAGCGGCTCGTTTTGGGGCGTGGGATTGCGCTTCATCGAGCACTCCCCTCGAATGGCGATGGAAGGAGGGTATCGTCCGGAAGCTTTGCAACAGCGGCGATCAGCCGGCGCAACCTCGCACTCGTCGCGGCGCCTTCGGCAAACCATGCCTCGATCGTGTCCGGATCGAGCGTGTCGACCAGGTGGGGCGTGGGCACCCTACAACCGGCCGCGCGAATGGCACGGATGTTGTGCTGGTAGCGGCGCACGCGCTCAACCATTGGCAGCTCCGGACCGTGACGCAGCAGCTGAGATTTGGGCCATATGCCGGCAGGCGAAGCGTCGGACGTCTTGGGAAGCTCGGACAGAAGTTCGGGCGAGCGAGCCCGTGGCGTGTTATCACGCCGGGTAGCCAAGGCCATTGGGATCTCCAGGATGGTCGGGGTTAGAGCCGGGGCGGAAGGTGCAACTTCCCCTCGGCTTGCAGTTGTGGTAATACCAAAACATGTCCAAGTCAACAGCGGTATTACCAAAACCCAAAGGCGGTCGCCCATCGACAGGGAGGGATCCCGTCCGCGCTATTCGCCTGTCCGATGAGTTTTTGGCGAAAATCGACGCCTGGGCTGTTGCTCAGGATGACAGGCCCGGCCGATCGGAGGCGATCCGCCGCCTAATCGAGATCGGTCTGAAGGCGAAGAAATGACACAAGCGAACAGCCTTCCCATCTGAGAGGGGTATCGGGCGCATATGGCCTGTCCCGCCTCGGCGATCCGATCGGCGGCGTCACGCTGGATGGGGATCGGGCGCTTGATGTTCATTCTGCGATCAAGGGCGCCGCCGAATTTATCCGTCGCCAAATCGAAACCGATCGCTCAGCTGGGTCTTGAGGGTTGCCGCCGCATGGATCGCCTAGATCGGCGTTCTGACGAACTTGATCCCGGCGATCAGTAACGTTTCGCGAAGCTGTGTCGATCGCGCCGGCTTGATGAAGCTCGGATCGTCCTTCGTCGCGCGCTCGATCCGATCAAAGACGTCTGCCGGTAGGCTGACCTGAAGCTTTTTCAGTTCGGCTTCATCTGCGCCGGTTTCCAATGCAGCCCGCGCAAGCGCAAGTGCGGCGGCGACAAATCCGTCGATCATTCTGTCATCCACTTCTTCAGCTTCGCCGACGTCTAATTCGATCCGCGCGATTTCGACCGCGCGACCACCGGCGACCGTCGTCCGCGACAACGGCCGTCGTGAACAGGAGGCGGCCGCTTGCGCTATCGCTCGCTCTTGACCGCTTTGTTTGGGATCATGGTGATGCCGGCCGGCGGCCGGATCACTTTCCGCTGCTGAAATCCGGACACGACATCGTCGTCGACGTCCTTGGCGCCGTAGACGAACTGCGTGTTGAAGATGCATTTTTCCGACGTCACCGCGATCTTCAGCTGATCGCAATTTTTTTCTATCCACTCCCGAGCTGCCGCCGGCTCGACCGTGGCCGCGAAGACAGCAAGGAAAACGGGCCCGCCGGCTGTGCAACGGTAGTCGTCCACGTCCGCGTAGTAGCAGTGCATCCTTCGGAGCAGGATCGGCTTGTCCAGGTATTTTCGCGTGCCGATGAAGAGGTCGCCGGGATCAACGACCTTGTAATCGACATCAGCCGATTTGGTTTCCGCCGGCGCAGCAGTCGCCGATTGTGCTGCGGCTGGCGTGCCCAGCATGATCGCGCTCGCCAACGCGGCGGTCAAAGTACTTCGGATCATTGCATTCCTCAATATCTGGGGGGCTGCCGTGCAGGACGCCGAGCAGCCCCACGAACTGACGATAATTTCAAATCAAAGCCTCTTCCGCTCGCCAATCGCGTACGGGAGAGATCACTCCATCACATCCAGGGCGCGAAACAAGCGCAACTTGCCCGCGGATCAAATAGCTCGGCATCAAGATACGATCTCGGCGCGCAGATTTTCTGCGCGCCGGGCTTTCTTGCCGCAGTCCGACGCCGTTCGGCACGGCAGCTACGCGAGACCTTCGGACGGCCGATCTCGGGCGCGTTTGATCGATCGACGAACCCTGGATCGAGGCTAACAGGCTATAATGATCGAAGTGGCGCGCGTCCTGATTCGCGGTCAGAACGCGCGCCTGAAATCCCCACTGTCTGACCAATGGAGATTTGTCCGATGAATGGTTCGATATCGAACGAAGACGATAAGCGTCCACCACCCCCGCCGCCCCCTCCGCCTGAGGACACGGACCGCCGAAAGAGCGAAACACCGATCCCTCGCACGCGTTGAAACTAAATCGGTTGGGAAGCGATCGCTGCCACGAAAAACCCTAATACGGGGGCGGCGATGCCGGCAATTTTGGCCGCCAGCATCCAATTTGAGACGCGGATGTTGAGTAGTTCGTTCTGCTTCACCTTCACGGCAAGATTTGCGAGATAAGCGCGATAAGCCATCTCGGCTGTGACGTCCTCACGGTCTGCCCATTGCCAAAAATCTGGATCACGACCCGGCGGGCTGATGTTCGCCGGCCAGATAGTGATGATGCAGACGATCGCACCGATCACGAGCGGAGCGGCAAACGCGAGGAGACCCGCCCCGAGAGCGCGAGGATAAGCTGCTGCTGTGCTCAGAAGGATCACGCCGGCGCCTGAAAGCGCGGCGCCAGCGAGCGTGACGTACAGCTGTAGAAAGCTGAGAGCTTGACGATCCATTCCAGTGATGAGATCGACGGTCGCCTTGTGGCGCTCTCTCGCGTCGTTAAGCGCAAACCGCATGTCATCGGTCGTTAGTGCCATCAATCGCCCTCCTGCTCACAGCGTTGTAGCAGAAAACGTCACCTGCTTCACCGTGATCGGCAATACTGGCGCGAGCGTCAGATGGTGATGATGCGCTGGCTGCCTCCGCCGCGCGCGGGCAGCGCGGCGGCAAACATCCGGCAAGACGTCAGCCCTCCGTCTGAAGGATGCTGTCGAAGGCGTTCGCCAACGTGCCGAGTAAGACCTGAGGCCAGTCCTCATCCGAGGGCACTTGCCAGTTGGCCAAGCTGGCCGCGTAACGGGTCAAGGCGGCGATGCCCGCCATTGTCGTCGGCTCTGAACGGATCAGCACGTCGGTATGCTTCGAGAGAGCATCACCTCTTTCGCCGCTTACTTTGTCGGCAGCCTCAAATTCAGGGCCGTCCGGCAGTTTCGCAGAAATCGCCGTGGCCGCGCTATAATGATCCGACAGATCGCGGTGGCGTTGGATGACGGCAAAGATCGGGTCCGGTTCCGCTGCCGCGGCGCCGGGGAGCGCCGCAGGAAGGATCGCGAGGCTTGCGAGTGCCGCTCGGCGGGACAGCCACTCAGACCGATCTGTACGCGGTGGAAGCATGGATTTTTTGCTCGACATGATGACCTCTCCTGTTGCGGCCTCAGCCGCCATCGTGTGTCTACAGCTCCAGCAGGCGTGTGTTGGAAATCCTGCTGACGGGACAAGTCGGCTGCGGCCCTAAGGGGCCATTTCCGCAATGGAGCGCAGAGCATCTTCCGATCCTCCACGATGCGGTCAGCAGCAACAGCGACGCGGCGGGCGTGGAGATGGCGGGACGCGTGGCATGTCGACAGGCCGCGGGGGCCGCGTCGCAGAAAGGCGGCGGAAAGATGACCATCAATGCTGCTGATCGTCATGGTTGCAATGATAAGAGGTTCCTCGCCATTTCGGGCCTGGAGGAAAATTATGGTTAAAACAGTCCGCAGTGCGGTCATGGTACTCACCTTTCTCGTAGTCGCCGGCTGCAGCATTCTTTGGGATTTCATGAATAGCTACGTCGCCGCCGGGCTCGCGCTGGCCGCTTCAATCACCGCCGGCTTTTGCGTCGAGCGCGTGTTCATCAAGCGGTCTCATCGCGAGATGATCCGCCGCCACGGCGCGGACTGGCATTCGGCAGAGGACCAACAGCACGGCGGATGAACGCCGACGGCCGCGAGGGCTCGCCGTTGCCTCCGGGGGGGGCGTGCCTCGTCAGCCTGTTCGACCGCCGCGCGATACGACAAATCAGCCTGTCCCCTTTGTCCCTCTCGGTGTCGAGCTATACCTCGACACCCCCTCGCCGATGCCGCCGATCGACCTTCCCCGGATCCAGCTTGATCCCTCGCGCGTTCATCCAGCGGTAATAGGCCGCTTGGATCGACTGCCCTTGCCATGCAATCGGACGGTGATGTTTCCTCGCGAGCCGTCGCCCGATATCAGGCCCGGGGTCGCCGAGCTCGCCGCCGGCCGGATCGCCCCAAACATGGCCGCCCCGCCGCGCTCGCGGCCGTCCATGCGGCCGCGGCTGAAGCCGGCATTCGGACTGCCCCCTTCGCCCGCGCCGTCCAGCGCGCCGCGCTCGCGATCGTCGACCAGGCCTTGGCCGACATGCCAGGCGGCCGGCCAAATGCGCGACTTCAATCGAGAATTCGCCGAATTGCGGAAGGCGAGCCCCGTCGCTTCGGAACAGATCAGGCGCATCGCGGTCTATTCGGCGCTACATTCGTTCCTTAAAACCATGAAACAGCGGCCGGCGGAGCGGCCCTGCAAAAGAGGGGCGCAAATGTTGAAGCCTGACTTCGGTAATGTCGGCCGACGGATCGAGTGGAACGAAGGCCGGATCGCATGGGTCAGGCATCTTGCCGAAGACAGGAAGATGACTGCGCGCGAAATCGCGCTGGACATCGGACTGGCCGGCAATCAAGCGCCGCGCATCTTCGAACTGTGCAAGCGCTTCAACATCGTCCTGTCAGGACAGGGCGGCCGTCCGCGGCAGGAAAGTCCGGAAGCCCGGATCATCTATCGCGTCGGCGTTCACGTCCGCAGCGCCGACCTTCTCTCGCGCCTCGCAGGCAGGCATTCGCTGGACGCCGGCCGCATCGCCGAAATGATCCTGAACGCTGCGCTCGAAACTGGCGAACCCCTCTGCGAAAACCTCTTGGACTTGGACGCGGCACAGTGACGGGCTGCTGAGTGGGTCTGGAGCACATTCAGGAAGGTCGCCAGATCACTACGGCTTGCGCTCGCGTTTCTTCCACGTTGCCCCCAAGTTTGCGGGCTGATGAGCTGCCCCCAACTTCGCCGGCGAATGCGGCTTGGAAACCTGTTCGTCGCCGTGGATACGGTATTCGCGATCAAAAAACGCGCGCACAGCGCGCGTATATCGGCCGCCCATCAAGCCGTCGATTTTCGGGAAGCCGCGGCCTTCGAGCAGAGGGACGACAGCGCGCCAATGAGTGTACTTTCCATGCCCTAGGACGGCTTCGCTCAGGGATCGTTCGTCGGCGAACAACGGCAGTTGCTCAAGTGTGACTATTGGTCGGCGCGCTTCGCGCCGCGGCCGCCGCGGCTTCGCTTGCCCAGCTGCCGCTTCGTCGCGCGGATCGCTATCAGGTTCAGGTTCGTTCACCGCGACGACGCCTTCTGAGGATAGGTTCTGGCGACTTTCCGATCATGTCCCCAATTCGGCGCCGTACGCTGCCGGTTTCGGGATCATTCTTATCCAGCGATGCAAGCCATGCGTCCAGGCGCGCGCGCAACCAACGACGCCCGCGGCTGGATTGGGTGAACTCGATCGGCTTCACCGGGCAGACGGCCGAAAACGTCGGCACGCTAAGACCGCAATAGGCGGCCGCCTGATCCAGACGCAGCGCCGCCGGCCAATATGGAAGATCGGTCTTCATGTCCGAGCTTCGACGCGCCCGGCCAAAGCTGGCGTGCGATCGTATCGGAGAAGCAAGGCCTCCCATGACCCCGGTCGGTAAGACGTCCGTGCGACCGCGTCAGTCGTCCATTCAACGTGAAGGACGATCTTTCCGAGATACCGGACGTCCAATTTGGACGTCCGGTATTCGTCATCGATCAATCGCGAGCGCGCCAGCTTGAACCCATTGTAACGGACTTCGGATATCCGCCAGCGGCCGTCGGTGCGATTGACACAACAATGCTGGCCGCACCGACGGATGATCCCAAGCGCCAGTTGACTGAGCGCCCGGAGCCGTTCGGTGCGGTCGGCTTTGTTCACGGGCCTAAGTTCCGGATATCCCGGTCGCGGTCATAACGTCCCGGCAGAAACGCTGGACGTCCGGGGCCCAATAGCCGTTACCGTGATCGCGCCCGACAAGAACCTGGGCCTTAATCGGTAGGTCGATTGCGGGGACCTTCGGCCGCAATCGCATGATTTTGTCGGCGATATTTTCCAGCGCCTCGAATGCGGCGTCGCATGCTGCATGCGCCTGATCAATTTTGTCGCTATCGCCGGCCGCTTCCGCTTCGTCATAAAGCGCATAGATGCGACGCTTTTCGATCGACGCTGCTTGATACAGTCGCCAAAGCGCCTCGATCGGGGTCGGCTTTCGTAACTGGTGCGTCGATTGGCGAAGAGTGCTATTCGTTGAGTTAGCTTGTGACAGCATGTTTATCCCATGGTGTTTCAGGTTAGGATCGCCCGGCAGCGCGAACTGCCGGGCGATCTGCTTTAGGTTTACTGAAATTTTTTTAGAAAGCAACGCGGGTACTTTCCCGTTTCGCGCAGAGTTCGCCGGGACAATTCCCGTGTTGGTCACGGTTCGCGTCAATGGCCGCCCCGTAGGGCGGCCTTTGCGCCTTCGATCAGGTGTAGATTTCACGTATCCGGAAACTCCAGCCGGAATATTGGATTTGCCCGGTGCCAGTTGCGATGTTCAGCGCGCGCAGCTTGTACGTCACCGCCGCGATCGTGTTCGGCCGATCGACCGCGTGCGGCCGCACCGTGATAAGCGCATCCGTTGAGGCATTCTGATAGAACTGACTATACGACGGCGAGATGGCGGTTGACCCGTTCGCGATCAAGAGATTGCCATTCCCGCTGGCGGCGGCGGTGCGGATATAGATAAATCCGTCACTCTCGATGTCCATATTGTTCGCCGCCGACGATGGCGTGATCGCTTGGGAAATCACGTCATACGGGCCAGCGGTATCAGAAACCGTCACCGTTCCGGCAGGCCCGAGTGCGGTCACCTCTTGCACCACATCACCCGGCCGAGGCGACGAGGCATCGACTAGCGCGACATAATCTGGCGACACCGCCCACGTTCCCACCGTCGCGAGACCGCTTTCATATGTCGCGTGCGCGATCCATGACCAGTATTTCGAGGTGACGGCAGCGCCGGTGGAGTAGAACACGTTCGCAGCGTTCGCCGGCGTCAACGTGCTTGATTGCGGCCTCGTTTCCGGCGGTCGTGTATAGCCGAGTTTGCCCGTCGAATTGGTGCGCACCGCAAGCCGCACCGTGCCGGCGTCGTTGAACGCCCCGACCCAAAGCCGAAACGCCTGACCGTTCGTCTGCCCAAGAGTTGCGCCTGACGGAATGGTGATCGACAGCGCCGCTGTGACCGAAACGAATGTGTAAGCGCCGCCGCCGGTCGGGAAGCGGAACACAACCGGCGTTGCCGCACTAGGATCAGCACCGGACGGCGTCTTGACTGCGAATGTCACCGCGCCGGCGGCGTGGCTTTCGACGATCTGCCCATTGAAGGGGAAGCCGCCAAGGTTCGCTTGCGCCGCTGCCTTCTGATCCGCGGTAAGCGTCTGCGCCTGATCGTACTGAACCGCGCCGGCGAAAACGATATTCGTCAGTTGCGATCCGTCGACGGCGGGCAATTTGCCAGAGGCGTCAAGTTCAATGACCTGATGCCAAGCGCCCCAAGAACCGCTGACCATGGTGCGCTGATACGTTAGAGCGCCTGCGGCATCATAAAGCGTCGCGCGCTGAAGGATGAAATTGGTATTGTTCAGGAAAACCTCAAGATACCAATATTGGCCGGCGGTCGGCGTATTGGTGCAGTTATTTGCCGCCGTATAGTATGTGCCGGTCGTCTGAACGGTGTTGAAATCGGCACCGCTAGCGATCGACGACATTTGATTGACGCCGAGATTGGAAAGTCCCTGCGCCTTCTGCCCGGACGTAAGCCCCTGCGCAGCGTCAACGCGGAGCCGAACGCCAAGAGCAGCGGTGACAGTCGCAGCATAGCTGGCATCGTCATTGATGGCTGTCGCGAGCTCGTTCAACGTGTCGAGCGCGCCAGGGGCGCCGCCGATCAAAGTCGTGATGGCAGTTCGGACATATTCCGTCGTCGCGATCTGCGTCGAGTTGACCGTTTGGCTCGCTGTCGGTGCCGTCGGAACGCCGGTGAAGACGGGCGAATAGATCGGAGCAAACGAAGCGGTCGCCTGAAGCGATAGCTGATTGCTCCCATCGAGCGTAAAGACGGTGTTCGGCGACGGGGCCAGCTGATCGAGGATCGCCAGCATTCCGGTCAGGGAGTGATCCGCGTTCCATTGCGACGGCTGGATCGCGCCGGCGTCGACGTTGTCCGCGCGGCCGGATTGAAAGCTGTGTTTGACGGACATGACATCCCCCTCAGATGTAGTAGCCAGAATTATTCGTGGACCCGGCAGATGAGCCAGGGAAGTAGTTGACGCCATTCCCGCCGCTATCGATGCCGGCAGCGCCGCCGCAAGTGTATTTTGGGCCGGTCACGTTGCCCGCACCTGAAAATGTAGGCGCTGGCGACGGAACGCCCATGGTCCCGGCGGCGCCCGCCATAGCGAATGCGATCGAAACCGTAATCGGCGCGCTGATCGTCAGCGTGACACCCTGCGTCCACTGCATGATGCCGGCGTAATTAGACCAAAACGCCGCATAGCAGTTGCCGCTGAAAGTGTGATTGCCGACCACAACGTTACCACTGCGCGAGGCCTGAAAAACCGCACCGCCGCAAGAACCGCTCGCCGTATTGTTTGTCGTGAGCGTTGCTCCGTATGACGCAGAGAACAATGCTGCACCGGCAGGTCCGGACGAGCTCTGGCACTTGATGCCGGAAACGGTCATCGTGTTCGGCCCTTGAACGGCGCAGGCGTAGTTGCTTGCGCCACCGTCAAAGATCGTCGAACCGGAGCCCGCGCCCTGCACGACGATGTTCGGCCCCAGATAAAACGGCGTAATCATGCCGCCGGTAAAAGTGCCTGCGCCAATGACGATCGTCATCGTGAAGGGCGACGGACCATACTTGAATGCGAGATTGACAGCTGCCTGCGGCGTCGCCAGCGCATGTGCACTATCGTTCGCGCTTCCGTCGTTGCCGTCGTTGCCGTCGGTCCGGACATAGATCGTTGTGTTACGCTTCAGTGTCGGTCGCGCATCGGCGCCGATGATTTGGAACGCGGCCCCGTCATACCGCAGCGCTGGGACAGCGCCGGCGGGTAGATCGCCGTCAAGCGGCGTAGATCCGTCGGGTCTGATGACGTTAACAAGACCTAGGCCGTTCAGGTTGATCTTGGTTGCGCCGGAATTCGTGTTCGCGATCTTTATCGCGACGGTCATGCCCTTTTTGTACTCGGCCGGGGCCGGCGAAAGCGCCGCGGTGATGACGTTCACGGTCGACGACGTGTCTTCACCGTAAAGCGGCTGCCCGCGCTGGATCAGGTGTTGGATGGTCTTCAGAAGAATGTTGTCGTCCGCATTGTCCTGCGTCACGACGTCAACGGCACCTGCCGTCTGGCCATTGCCGCGCGCCATGGCACGCAGGGCCGCAAGCGCCTGATTGAACCACGCCGCTTGAAATTCGGTCCCGTCGTCCAGGTCGGGGGACGAACAGTCTCGGAAGAAGGTATCCGTCGCCGTGAACGACCGCGTTTCAGTCGGGCGGACAGTTACGCCGCCTGCGCTGGCTGTGGGTCCGAAAAGATCAAGAGCCATTATCTACCTCGTGGATGGATGTACGATTTCAGAGTGATTGATGCGGGATATCCCCGTTGGGTCTTCGTCGATCAAGCGTGGTCCGAACGCGCGCTTCGATGTTGTCAGCAAGTCGTTGCAAATATTCCTCAGCAGCAAGGCTTTGGAATTCATCGTGCGTCGGCAAGCTCAATCCAGCTCTGATGGCGTGGATCAGTTCGCGACCAAGCCCAGGCTGCACGTGTTCCAAAAGCGGTGCGGTGATTTGGACAACGATCGCCTCTGTCGCAGCCAACCGCGCTGTGATACGGCCGATTTCGTTGAGGAGGTCGCTCGCTGAAGCCATCAGGCAATCTCTGCAAAGACGATGTTTGAGGGACCGGCTGTCGTTTCGACCTGCGGTGTCGCGGTGCCGTCGGGGCTTGTCACGCCCAGATCGACACGGCTTCCGCGAACGACGACCCAGCGGCCGCCGGCTACGCCGCCTGAAAACTGAGACGCCGCCTGCGCGACGATGTGGCCGTCTTCTCGGATGGTGACGGTCGATCCCTCATAGGTCAGAGTGATCGCTTCGCCATCTTCAAGGACGACCGAAATTGTCTTCGTGTCTTCGCTGCTCTGATCGTCAATGTCGGTCGAAGCGTTCCCGCTGTCGCCACTCTCTCCGGCTTTGTAGCCATGCCCGATCCGGATATTGACCTTCTTCTGATGGACGACGTCGGCGTTATCCTTGAAGACGCGGACAATGTCGCCGTATTGATTGAAGATTGCCATGCAGCCGGCCGGCGTGTTCTTCGGCCGATACTTCTCATGACCGCCATCAAGGTACAGCGTCCGATCGGACCTGCTGCCCATCTGGATCAGATACCCGTCGCAATCCTGCGGCGGGACGGACGTGAAGCCGAAGTCCAACGGTCGCCAAATCTTCTTCGGCTTCTCGTTCTTCAGGCCTTTCAGGTCGATCCGTTGCTGGCTGCGGCTGTCGTCGACCTTCACGACGCGCGCGCGGCGCGTCGTCGACCGGATGCCGTCATCGTGTTCGAAAAACATCAGATGTCCGTAGGTTGGGAGGTTTCGCTAGGGAATACCCAGTCAGAGCCGGATTTATTGCCCTTGCCGCCGCCGGCGCCCTGTCCGTCATAGGCGCGCGGATCGATAAGGTTCAGCGTTGCGATGCTGCCGCCGTCGTTCTGGCGGTAGTCGACGCTTTCGATCAGCATGTCCTGCGCGATGTCGAGGAACGGGCTTTCGGTCCAGACAAGACTGCCCGGCGCCCACAGTTGTCCGCCGTCATCGTGGAAGCCTTGGACCGAGATCGTCGCCTTCAGGGCGTTGCCAGCCGTGCGGTTCTTCCGGTTCTTTGCGCGCTTCTTCGCGCGATCCTTGGTCGTGTCTTCATTCTGAATGATGATGATAGTTCGATTGCGCTGAACGCCATCATCCTGTTCTTCGGCTTCGATCTCTAGATTGTCGTCGCCGTGACCGAACGGTCGCTGACCGCGGACGATAATTTTGGAGTGCCGGTTTGATCCGTTGTGGTGCGCCGTGCCTGCCAGAATGTTCACGCCTTCGATCAGCGGGCCGTTGCGCTCAGACCCAGCCTTCGTGATCTTGGCGTTGCCTTCCGGCGTACCGGTGATCGTCATCCCTTGCTGACGGGTCAGCTTTTCAACGCAGCGGAAGCAGGTTTCGCCGGGCGTCAACTGGTACTGCTCTATCTTCTCCAGCTGTTGGTCGCTCTCCCACTTCGCAGCGTAGTTGCTCGAAATCGCTTGCGCGATTTCGAGCGGGTCTTTGTCTTCGAACTGGCCGGTTTCGTGTTCGCCGCTGCTGTCGATCAGGTCCGCCGACTTCGACCGGCCGCTGACGCTGATAATGGCCTTCCTAGCCGCGATGCTAGGCTCGCGGCTGTCGACGTAGCCGGCCAGAAGAAGATCTCCATTCGCGTTAATCGTTACTTCCGTTCCGACAGAGAAGATTGCATTCGTCGCCGACGCGCCAAGTTCGGCAGCAACCTCAATCGAGAATGCTCGCGCCGCTTTATTGAATGCTGCGTGGACGTGGAATTCTTTGAACGCAGTCCATTGCATACCGCCGGCGGTGATGGTGACGACTTCAATTCCCATGGGATTTTTCCTCGATAATGCTTCGCCATTCGCGCGGCACAGCCGCCCTTAGTGAGAAATCGGGATCTGCGGGCCGATCGACGGCGGCGGGGCGGCTGCGTCCGGCGAAGAATGCCCCAGCGAGCCTGGGCCGTTTGCGTTCAGCGTGCCGACAAGCTTCACGGCGTTCTCAGCCTGCCTAACGACGTCCAGAAGCGTCGAGCTTGCTTCCACGACGATCTTCGTTTCGCCGTGGACTTCAGCTGATCCGGTCAGCTGCGCTTGAACCATCTTATCGCCACCGACGCCCGTTCCATACGTCATCGTTGGAGACAGCTCGGGGGCTGAGAACGGATCGTCGCCGATATACTTGCCCCACCAATTGTACTTTGCTTGCTGGCGCCGCATTCGCGCGCGTGTGCTGTCCCGCGTGATACCCTGCGCCTCGTTGGCGCTTTCGGCCAGCCAGTAGGCGCCCGCCCCAGCGGCCAGCACCCCGACGGCCGGCAAATAGGGAAGCGCCGCCGCGCCGGCACCCCACAAGCCGCCGACTGCCGCACTTGCGGCAGGCGACGCTGCGTTCGCTACTTTGCCACTGACGGCGGCGGCCGATAGTTCGGCGGCGGCCGCGGTAAGCGCCGCGGCGGACCCGTCCAGAGCCACCGCGGACGTCCCCAGACCGAAGCCATTCATCAGGCCGGAAAACAAGCTCATCGTGGCATATCCACCACCTACCAAGCCGCCGGCGATCGCGCCGCCGCCGATCCATTTCGCCGCGTCCGGGTGCTCCTTATTGAAGGCCGACAGTTGGTTCTGCCAGTTTCCAAAGGCCGAAGCGATGCCGTCCAGCACGCCGGCGATATCCTTCATTGCGGGCTGCGTCAGCACGCCCGCAAGGTTCGACAGTGACGTCGTCAGCGAGTTCAGCGCGACAAACGGGTCGCTCTTATTCAGCTCTGCGCTGTCCAGACCCTTCGCCCCGCCGTACAGTGTCGCGTGATTTTGGAGCGACTGCTTTTGCGTGATCAGCTTCGCAACAAGGTCGGATGAAGTGCCCGGGAACATCTTTCGAGCTTCGGCAATCTGTTCGACCGGGTCGGTGATGCCGGCCTTTTCGAGCGCAGGGACCAGCTGTCCCCAGACCCATTGGTCCGGGTTCGCCATTGCGTTCTTCCAGTCCTTCACATGCTTGCCGGCTTTTAGCCCCTTCAGTTCTCCGGTCTTGGTCTTCTCGAAGTCTTCCTCATTCGCGAGGCCATACCGGACGAATGCTTTCGCCGCGGCGTGGCGGTTCGCCAAGCCGCCCTGGACGGTCTTTTCGAACATATCGGTCGCGACGCCGGCGCTGGAGCCGCCCATTTCCTGCGCCAGCGACAGCGCCGTCGTTGTCAGGTAGCGGTCGGACAGTTGCGCGCCCGATGACCGCATGTATTTTGCGTTCTCATAGATGCCTTCGGCCGTGACCGTGTCGCCCATGACTTGCCGCGCCTTAATCACGGCGTCCATGTAGTTCCGGAATTTCTCCGGATCCTGCGCGCGACCAAGGATTTCGGCGCCCTTGAAGGCGAAGCCGAGCCCATGCCCGGCTTCGCCGCTCTTGTCCATCGCGTTCAAGGCGCTGTTCGCCGCGACGGCCGTCGGCAGCAATTCGTGCGCTTCATCGGGATGAAGGACGATCGATCGGAGCTCCTTGAACCGCTCCAACGCGTCCGACGTCTTCACGTTGGTGTATTTAGCGGTGAGGTGCGGCGCTTCCGACGTCACGCGATTGATGTCGGCTTCCGGAATACCCGCGGCCCGCATCCTGACCTTTTCCGACTGGATTTCGGCGCCAGCCTTCACAGCCTCCTTCGTGCCGTGAAGGATCGCAGGACCGGCGAACGGCAGAACGTTTCCGATCCCGCGGCCGACGGCTGCGGCCGATCGGCGCGCAAGCCCGGGCTGCCGCTCAAGGGCGGCGTTCGTTCGGTCTACGGCCGCGCGTAGCTTGTCCTGTGTTGCAGCTGCGCGGTTCGCCGGAATACCAAGCTGTTCGAGGCCATGCTTCGCTTGAAGCACTGCGGTCTTCTGTCGTTCGAAGGCGGCCGACGCGCGGCTGACCGCTGCCTGCGCGCTGTCGTAGGCCCGTTGCAGGGCGGCGGCGTTGCCGACGCCAGCCTTCATCGCACGCGCAGCACTGTCGACCGCCACCTGTGTCGCCCGAAACTTTTCGCGGGCATCAGCGAAGCCGCCGCGCGCAGAACCGAAGCGGTCGATCGCGGCCATCTGCTGCTGGGCGCGTTCCAGCGACTTCGACAATGCATCGACGTTCTTTGACGTCTTGGCAGACTTCGTGATCGCATCGATCTTTTTGGCGATCTTGTCGAATACGGCGCCGGTTGCGTCCACCGCATTTATCCGCGCGGTCGCCTCGATTATTTTGGCCATTAGCGCCTCCTGTTATTCCGTTGCTGCTTCTTCCCCCACGCGACCGCGCGCGAGTGCCAATACTGAAGTTCGGAAATCGAAAGCCTCTGAATATCGAAGAAGCTTTGTCCCCCGACGCCGCCGAAGACCAATTCGTCCGCTAGGTCGCGGAGGCTTCGCCCGTTTCGGCGTCGGGACGGAAAAAAGCCAAGACGGCTTCCTTCACTTCCTTGCCCAGCTTCGCCTTGCCCTGCGACAAGATCGCCGGGTCCTTTGGTTCGACAAGGCAAACCTTGATGTAGGTCGCGATGACCTCGGCGTTCTCAACCATGAAGGGGCTGCCGCCGGCCGACGCCGCGATCGTGTAGGGATCACCGTGAACCAGGTATTCGTCGAACGTCGGTTCGCGCAGAACGATACGCTTGACTTCGCCTTCCGGCGACTGAAGCGGCTTCTTCAGGTTGATCGTTTTGGCTTCGCTCATAGAGTGTTTGTCCTCACGTGGATTGTTTGGGTTGAGAAGATCGGGCCGCGGGTCCTTCCCTTGAACCCCGCGGCCCGCACGACGCCGTGCCGCTTGGCCTGCTAGGCCGCAACCCAAGCGAACTTGTCGCCGGCGTTAACGAAGATGTCCTCGCGGTTACCTTGTGCTGCAGGATCGAAGTAGCGACGCGGGCCGTTCGTCGCATCGGGGGTCGGCCCGATCGCGTAGAAGATTGGTGCCGCCGCACTGATCGACAACACCGGACGCTGACCGGGAATGGCTTGCGGTGCCGTCACGGTGGACGTGCCGGCGCTTGCCATAGTCTGGGACCCAGTGGCGTTGAACGGAAGTGCAGATCCGCTGGAGCGGTCGCCTGCGTCGGCAATCGAGTATCCAAAAGTGATGTGAACGCCTGACAAAGCCATCTCTGAAGTCTCCGGTTTAGGGTTGAGGATTGAAGATTGGTGTTGACGCCACAGCTAACGGGCTGGGGGCGTCGATATCGTGTTGTGTCCGACCAACTTAGGCCGCATCCGATGCGGCATCATCGATCGCGATGAATTCCTCCAGGACGGGGCGTGCGGTCTTGCTCCTCTGATTTTCTTCGATTGTGTTCAGCGCAGTCGCAACTGCGTCCGGCACCACAAGAGCGCCGTCGAAAATCGGACCGGCAGCGTCCCACCGCGGGAAGCGAAGCTCTGTCGAGATCGGCAGAGCATGTCGGGCATTCTCGGCGGGGTGAAATCGGACATGACGGAAACGTCGTTTTACGCACCGCTGCGGTTGCGCATGCAGGCCGACAGGCAAAATTCCGCCTTGGACGGCATCCTGATCGCCGACGCGGTTGCCAGTTGAGAGGAAAGCCCACTGCTCAACTTCTTTGTCGGAAAGGACAACGCAGGCCTGGGCCGACGCGCCGCGGGCAAGATCGTCCGCGTAGGCAAGCTGCGAAAAGCCTTCCGGCGCCGCCTTGTTCAACAGATCTGTAGCCACCCGCGCGTCCGCAAACTCGCGAAGCGCCGTGGCTGTGATCTCCCACGCCTTCCGAAGCGCCTTCTGTCCGGATGCAGCTACCTTTGCGTTGATCTCGCCCTGCACGGCGTGACGCCGAGCAAACTCTTCTCGCGCGTCGCGGGCAAGAGCCGCTTCGTGTTCGGAGACAAGGATGTCGCGACGCTCCGTTCGCAGTGTCGCCTCGCGCTCGGCGCTAGCGATCGCATCTTCGATGACGGTCCTCGCAGCATCGTCACCATCGAGAATGGCAGCACGGCGCCGGGTCTGAAGGTTGGCGATCGTCGCGGCGCCTGCGGCGATCTCTTCGTCGAGTGCCGCTATGCGGGAAGCGAGCGTGGGAGATTTTGGCTTGGTGAAGATCATAGCTCAGGTTCCTTTTCGGCGAGTGAGCGTTGGCCGGCAGTTTCGAGAACAAGACCAAGCGGCTGTCCGCCGGCGCGGAGTTCCAGCGATCTGCCACCGCTACGGAGAACATCGGCTTCGGTCGGTACGGTTTTCAAAGCGCCCCTCACCACCTCTATCGGGAGAGCCGTCTGCGAGGCGAGGTAATAGGCAAACTGTCGTCGACCTTGGGCTTCCGGAAGGCTCGTCACCGTGTCGATCCGCGCCATAGCAGCTGCAAGGCCACCATCGGTAACGCCCAGTTGGAGACCTTCCGCGCGCCCTTCCGCGCGCGCGGTGGCGAGATCGGCTGCTGTGAACGTCAACTGTGCGGCGGGCGGCGGCAAACGACGCGTTGGCGCCGACGCCGTCAATTCAACCAGAACGCTTTCGAAACTGCCGACGGCATCGGCAAGACCGACCGCGACGGCATCGGCCCCGATGTAGGTTCGCGCTTCGGTGGCGCGAATTGCGGCTTCGGTCATGCCGGGCCGCCCCTTGGCGACGCTGGCGACGAACAGGTCATAGAAGCGATCGATTTCGGCTTGAATTTCACTCTTCACTTCTTTCGTCAAAGGTTCGTAGGGGTTGCCGTCAACCTTGCGCGCGCCGGCATGGATCAGCGTCGGCTTCACGCCTTCTTTCTCCAGTCGCTTCGAGTAGTCGGCGTGCAGCATGACGACGCCGATAGAGCCGGAAATCCCAGACGACGTCGTGATGATCCGCGACGCCTGCGCGGCGATCGCATACGCTGCGCTGGCTGCCATGCCGTTGATGACGGCGACGACCTCTTTCGATTGCGCAGCTGCGCGGACCGCATCACCGGCTTCAAAGGCACCGACCGCTTCGCCGCCCGGGCTGTCCATGTCGAGGATGATCGACGTCACCGAAGGGTCCGCCGCGGCAGCCGCCAGCTGAAACTTCAGTCCCTCATAGCTCTGAAGGCCGGAATAGGCACCTACCCACGCGCCGCGGTTTACAAGGCTACCCAGAACCGGGATCAGCGCGACGCCGTCCGATGTCGTCCGGTACGGCTTGCGGCCGGCCGATGGGTTCTTGGGGTCGACAGGTTCGTAACTCCCGACAAACTGGGAGCTCTGAGGCCCAGCCTTCTTCACGGCGCCGATCTCGACCGGACCTAGCGAAGCGGCATCAATCCCGATCCGACCGTCCAGAACGGACGCGATAACCTCAAGTTTCGCTGGGAGGATCATGAGCGGGCAATTTATGACGCGCTCAGCGACACGAAATAGCACGCTCATTCGTCGACGCCTTCAATCGCCATACGGGCAACTTCGACCGCGACCTCGGCTGAGTTGAGCAATTCCTTCGCTCGGATCGCTCCGATCAGGTCGCCGTCGACCAAAGCGACGCGGTATGCGCGCTCGGCTGCGCGCAGCGCGGCGGCCGCGCTCGCAAGGTTTCCCGCCTTCCTGGCTGGGGTCAGAGTTTTTTGAATGATCATCCGTGCGCTCAATCGTGGTGACAACGGCGAACGCTAAGCGATGACGAAGGGAAATCGCGAGCTTTTAATAATTGGTCGCTAACGCACTGGCGGTTTGGGCAAATCTCGCGTCGCCCCCGTAAGGAAACCGCGATTTTGAAAATTTCGGCTACGGTGGATATCGGCAGGCGTCTGACCCGTGCCCCATGCACCGGCCTCCAAAGGGTCCCTAAATGTTTTTTTGGAGGGGCCGCCCTCAACGGGAGGGCCGCGCCCATGCGTTGGCTGCCCCTTGCCCACGTCCGAGTGCGGTCGACGGGCACGCGCATCAGCGCGCGGCGTATCAGCTTGGCGGGGTTATAGCTCGGGGAGCTCGTCATTCAGGTCGGTCGGGTATCTGCGATTGATGTCATCGATCGCCGCCTGAGTTGAGGGCGGTAGCTTGCCCGGTCGCCGACGCAGTGAATGGTCTTCCGCGTGTTGCAATTGTTGGCCGTGTTCGCCCGTGTACCAGGTGGGATCGACCGTCGACATGCGCTGCTTCCTTTCTTCGTTTTCAGGAACTCATCAGATCGGCGGGCAGTTCATCGAACTCGTTGTCACCTGCGTCGCCTTCGTCGTCGTCACCTTCGTCACGGTCGCCGTCGTCAGCCGGCGGCGCTATGGCGCGCGCCGGCGATGGACGGTTATCCCTCGTCTGGTTGGGATCGGCAGCGATGACTTTCCAAACGTCGCGTTCGACTTCGTCGCGGATCACGACGACGAACGCATTGCCGAGCCTGCCGGTGAAGTAGGTATCACCAGTGGCAGATCGGCGTTGACGCAGAGTGAATAATTCAATGCCGTCGACCATGGTCTCTCCTGCTCAGCCCCAACGAAGCCATTGGGGGTTCATTGGGCCTCTGATTGGGTCTTGTCATTGGGGCGGGCGCTTGCTGCGCCCGCCGTCACACACCACCCATGAGGGGGGTCTGGGGGGTCTGAGGGGGTCTGTTTGGGTCCTCTCTTATTGATTTGGCATGCCATCTCGCGCGTGGGGGGTTGAAAGAGACCCCCTCAGACCCCCCAGACCCCCCCCGTCAAACTTCCTCGACCCACCACTTGGACCCGCCCTTCTTGTTGCTCTCGACGGCGAACCGCTTGCGATCGACGACCGTGCCCCGCCGGCGCTGGAGCCAAGCACCGAGGGTGCCAGCGGTCAGCTTTTGTTTGGTCGCCGTCTCCAGCGCCTCCAAAAATTCCGGATTGTCGCCGTCCGCCGTATCGATCGCTTGCGCACAGGTGCAGCTGTTTCCCACTCCCATGCCCACAGCGCTGGACCAAGCTTCCAACATCGCCCGCAGTTCGACCGTCTGCGGGTCGAGTTCTCGCGCTCTCTCCATAGAGGCGACGGGATCGGCTTTTCCGAGCCAGATCAGCGCTGACCGAACAACGTCGCTCCACCCTTCAAACGAGGCGAGGCGCTTGGCCGGCTGCGGCCGGCCTGCGGCCACGTAGGCCCTACAGATCGTCAGGGCGGCAGCGACATAGGCGCCTCGATCGCTCATGACCATGGCGACGGGATCCTTCCTAAAGACGCGCAGTTCCGGCCTCTCGATTTCCGGATCGAGCACTGCGGTAATGACCCGTCGGGTCATGTCGCCGATAATTGTGATGTTGTTTCCGCTTGCGAAGAAGGTCGTCCCACGCGCCTCGACGCGGGCGTTTTCCGAAAGGCCCAAGATGCGCATTCGAACGCTGGATCGTTCTATCGCGATGCACAGCGCGTCGCCGCCAAGTCCGTTCGTGACGTTGTCGATCGAAATCAGTGGCTGTCCAGCCATCAATGCGGCGCCGAGCCGCTTCTCCGTCTCTTCGTCATTTCGGCCGGCTGCCATCACTGGCATCAACTGCCCGATCGCTGCCGAGGCGACGACGTCCGACAAGTAGCTCTTTCCGCTCCCGGCCGCCGGCGCGCTGAACACATGCATCGGCGCGACCGGAAACGCGCCGCGCGCGATTGGCGTTATCAGCGCCGACAGGGCTACGGATTTTGATACGTCGTCAGCGAAGGGAAATTCCGTAAGAAGGTCTTCAAGAAGGCTAAGCGAGTGCAGCGCATCGGCCTTCGAAGGGCTCGCTGGAATTGCGGGCATCTTCGGCGGGGCGAGCAGCAGCAACTGGGTCGCCGGATCGTACCCGGGTCGGGTCAGCAACGACCCGTCCGGACGCATTGTTGGCGTCGTCAACACGCCGACAATGGTCTGGAAGTGCCACTCTCCCGTCCTCGCTAGGATGGTCTTCGCAACATCCATGGGAGGGTCGCATCGCGCCCATTCCTTTTCGCGAGAGCGGTACTTCTGGAAGATCGCGTATCGCGCCAGCAAGTCGCGAAGGTAGACGGCGTCAACCGGCTCAAGCCGGACAACAGCGCTCTTATGACCGTTCGCCGCGGCGACCGTCTCCACGATCGGCCGAACGAGATTGCCGCCGTACTGGTAGACGTCCACTTCAGCATCCAACAGCGCGCGTTCGCCTCGCGTGGCATTATCGGAGATATCGCCCAGCTGAATTATCGGGGGCTCGCGTCGTTGCGACGGTGAAATCAGCTCCGCAACATTAGTCATGAGGCGCCCCGCGTGTTTCCCGGTCGTTCAATGGTCCACGGACGGCCCTGTCTCTCACCGGGAAATCGTAACGGAGTAGCGCGACCGGGCCATACGTCGCGATCTTTAAGAAATTCGAGGGACAAGACATTGCCGGCGCTCAGGATTTCGGCTTCGGCCATAGCAGTTCAATCGTTCGCCGCGATGGAGATCGCTCTGCGGGTGGGAAGTTCGACCGAGCCGCCAAGGAGAGCTTCTGCGCGATCTCTTGAAGAGCTCCCGCCCAACCCCGCTCGGTAAGGAGGTCGAAAATCACGCGGTGCCAGGACGCATCGAACACTGGGCGCGGCGAGAGATACATGTCGACCAAGCTGTCAAGGTAGCCGGCAGACCACTTGATCCATTCGGCTTCGTCTCGCGATCGTGGTGCCTTGAGTTTCACCACCAATGCGTCCGCGGCGCCCTTCAAGGTCGCGTGCGCCGGGCCGCCGGAAAATTGGATGTAACGATGGAGGTCGGGCCGGCCCAGGGCTTCGCGAACGTAGTCCAGCGAAGCGGTTTCGAGCGGAACGTCTGATGTGAGCGCAACGGCAATATAGGCCGCGTGATACAGCGATACACAACGAAACACGTGCGCGCAGTGAACGATCGCGATCGCGAAGCGATCACGATCATCGAAGAAGGCAAGTCCAGTGCCCTTCGGGCGCCCACGCGATTTCTGCGTAAACGCCGCATCCCGCCTTTCCCGGTCTGCGCGGGATCGCTTTCGGCGCGCGCGACGCGCGGCTTGCCGACTGACACCTGGTTCTCTACCTGTTGACATGCCCGGCGTTCCCTCACGTCGGTGATCTATGGGGCTCGCCTGCGTTGCCGCGCAGCGCGGGCCCCGCGCTTTTTGGGCGGCGGCGCCGCCCGGTTCGGACTGACTGACGCAACTGGGGAATTGGCGGCACGCCGGATAGACGGAAACGGCGTGCCGCCGGTGCCACCGCTGTACATCCGAGCGGGGACAACCTGCGTCGACGGGCCAGGACCCGTCGACGATAGCTTCGGCAGGGGCCCTATCGAGCGCCCGCCTCTTCCATCATTTTGTCGAAGGCTGCTTTCGGCACGCGAAACAGCTTGCCGATCTTGATGACGGGGATTTCGCCTTTCTTCGCTGCCTCATAGGTAGCGTATTTCGTCAGGCCAAGCATTTGTCCGACATCCGGCCAGAGATCGTAAACGAGCCTCTCAGTTTGCTGCCCGTCTTGCGCTGCCTTCTTCATCCTGGCCACTCCGATATTTGGTGATTTACCAGATATAGAGTTGACTGGTTTGAATTCAAGTTTTATTTCTGGACATTCACCAAAAATCCTGACTAGTTTGGGTTGCCATGCCAAGTTTGACCAGTTTGCTTCCCACCATCGCCCCTCTGTTTGGGCTAACAGAACAAGCTCTGTACGAGCGTCAGCGCGCGCTTGTCCGGATGAACCTCCTGCCCGCTCCAAAGGGCCGCGGACGCGGGAGCGGAGCTGAAGCGACGCCGGAGAACGTCGCGCTTTTGACCGTTGCGGTGATGGTGACGGACAACCTGTCCGATACGGACGATCGCGTTCGTAAGCTAGCTTTCGCGCCCTTTGTCGACGGCAAGAAGGATCGTTGTCCCTGGACAGGCGCAACAAACTTTAAGGATGCGCTGAGCTTCATCCTGTCCGCCGATGCGCCCGAAGCCAAGCCCTCAATCTTCACCGACGTCACCGTGTCTCGCACCGAGCCTGTGGCTTCCATTGGGTTTGCTTGGCCGAAGCGTCGTCAGGGGTTCAGTCAGTTCGGCATTCGCGACCGGCGCCGGGATCGACTTCTTGTGGTGGCCGAACTTCCGAACAAGGCATTGCAGGAAATTCGTGTCGCCCTGCTCAACAATGAGGGAGCTGGATCATCATGAAGGGTTCAATCCGCGAACGTTCGCCCGGTCCCAAGGGCAATCGCCTGTCCAAGCGATCGCACGGAGATGGAAGCATCGATCGTCGCGGCGAGGAGATCTATCGCCTTCGCTACCGCGTGAATGGCAAACGCTTCACCAAAACGTTTCACGGCACGCTGGGCGACGCGCGAAAGGAATTGCGCGCGCTGCTGCGCGCTGGCGATACCGGCGAGCATGTTGATCCTAGTAAGCTGACCGTCGGCGAATGGATGGAACAATGGTTGGATGCCGGCGCGCCCGGACGGCGACGCAAGAAAGTCAGCCAGCGAACGTTAGAGCGCTACGGACAGTTGCTGCGAACGCACGTAAAGCCGGCGCTTGGCGACCAGCAGCTGCAGAAACTACGCGCTCCCGAAATAGACAAGCTGTATGCGGACATCGAGAGCAAGGGCGAGATCGCGCCACGGACTGCGCACCACGTCCACACCGTTTTCGGGGCCTGTCTGGCGACAGCATTTCGTAAAGGCACGATCGCCAGCAACCCCATGCTTCGTGTGGAGCGCGTCCCCAATCCGGAAGGCCAAGTCTTCGAGGATGAGGAGCTGGAGACCGACGAAATCGGAGAGGGCCTAGACGAGGCTGAGCTAGCCAGATTGATTGCCGGATTTGAGCCGTCCGGCCTATATCCCGTCGTGGTGCTCGCGGCAGCGACAGGCGCTCGCCGCAATGAGTTGCTGGCGCTTCGCTGGACCGATCTCGACGTCGAGAAAAAGACGCTGCGGATCGAGCGAGCATGGGAGCAGACCAAGAAGTTCGGGCTCCGGCTCAAACTGCCAAAGACCAAGCGTGGGCTGCGTACCATCGAGCTCGACGATGCCAGCGTTACGATGTTGCTCAAGGAGAAGGAACGTCATCAGCAGATTGTTGCCGGCATCCCCGACGGCGTTGACGTCGACCTGTCGCTGATCAAGCTGCCTGCCGTCGCCCTGATGTTCCCGGCGGTGCCCGAACCCGGCGAGGACTTCGACTTCACAAAGCCACGCAATCCGCGCAACTTCTCAAAGGAATTCGCCCGCCGGGCTGACCATGTCAGGGAGCAGGCTAGCAAGGCCGATCTGCCCAGCTTTGGCAAAATAAGGTTTCATGACCTGCGAGGCATCCACTCGACCGCCCTGCTTGACGCCGGCATTCCGGTTCATACCGTAGCCCAACGGATCGGCGATGACCCAGCCGTTTTGCTCCGGAATTATGCGAAGAGAAAAAGGTCGAAGCAGGCCAACAAGTCGGTTGCCGCGGCCATTGCAGCGTTCGCTTCAGAGTTCTTGCGGAAGTAG